ATCAAGTCTTCAATCATCAGAATGTGCCTCCGCTGATGCCAACAAAAGTTGTTCCGGTGATAGTCGTACCCGTTATTGCGGCGGCGGTTGCTCCACCAATAACCATATTATTGATCGTGCCTGCTGTCGCGGGATTAACTGTCAATGTTCCTGTACCTGTTGGCGCAATAGAAATAGATGCGTTGGCGGGGTTCATGTTAAACGCGCCGTCAAGCGTCAAGTTAACACCGCCGCCCGCACCCCATTGTAAGCAAGCCGAACCACTACTAGTCCTTAAAGACCCGCCACCTGAACCGCTTGCGTCATAATTAGAGCCGCTAAATTTAGTTGAAGCTGTTACAGTTGTACCCGTCACTGCCGCCGCTGTTGTACCGCCTATAGTTGTTCCATCAATCGCGCCCCCCGCTACCGCCACAGAGTTTGCGTTCTGCGTGGACATTGTGCCCAGACCGGATACTTGCGTATTTGCGATTGCGATGTTTGTATCTGCTAAGGCGGTTAATTGACCTTGAGCATTTACAGTAGCTGTTAAAGTTTTGCTAGCGCTTCCATAAGCGGCGGCAGTTACAGCAGTGTTAGTGATGCTGAACTGCGTACCTGTCAGCGTCAAACCAGTTCCAGCAGAATAGATCTGCGTAGCTGAAATTTGAACGAATGTGATCGCGGTCGTACCGAAGGTGATAACACCCACAGTGTTACAAACGTAAGTCTCACCTGCGCCGGTGTTACCTGACGTGATGAAGAATGCGTCGCCGTTACCTAAGCCGTTAGGACTCTTCAAAGCGTACGTATCAGCATCAGAAGCGCGGGTCAACACCCAAGCCACCGAGCCGCTACCGACTGTCGTCACGACGTAGACGCCGTTCTCAGCTTGGTTGGTCTGATTGTAAATCAGAATACGGTCAGCAACCGAAGCAACCACGCCGTCAGGGGTGAACGCAACTAGAGCGCCCGCGTTAGTCAGCGTAGCGCCGACACCGGCAGCGCCATTGTTGTAAGTAGCAGTCAAGTTACCTGAAGGTACTTCGTACTTGACGGGTGCGTGGTAAGTAATACCTGAAGACACCAAAGTGTCAACGTATTGCTTAGTTGCTACTTGTAAGTTGGTTGTCGGGTCTTGCGTCACTGCGACCGAAGTTAGACCGCCTAGCGTCAAGCTAGAAGCGCCCAATGCGATCGCGGTGGTTCCGACAGTCACAGATGAGTTTGTCAGGCTCGCGTTTGCGATGTTTGTCAGGGTATTGTTTGAGCCGTTGATCGTCTTGTTGGTCAGTGTCTGAGCACCCGTCAGCGTAGCCACGGTAGAATCAATCGCGATCGTGACAGCGGTAGAACCATTGTAGGATGTACCTGACAGACCGGTTCCGATTGTCAAAGCGTTTGACGCTGTAGCCGTTACGGTGACCGAGCCGCCCAAGCTCACAGAAAAGCCGTTAATCGTGATAGCGCTGTTCGTCAGTGATGCGTTAGGGATAGCTGACAACGTATTCGTCGCGCCTGAGATTGACTTACCGGTCAAAGTGGTCGGGATGTCGGCGTTAACGAGCAAGCGGAAAGACGTCGGGGCAGAGCCACCGGCTGTCGGACCGGCGTAAACGTAATTTGCAGGCTGGTCTGAAACGATCAAAGCTGAACCCCAGCTCGGAGCGTTTGAACCGCCTGAAACTAGAACCTGCCCTAAAGAACCAGCAGCGCTGACATACATACCGTCAGCACCGGACCAGATCACCGCTCCTGGTTGCATCACCAAGCTACGCGCAGTACCGCCGTTACCGAGACCGAGAATATTGTCTACCTCGTCATCAGCTGACAAGTCAACCGCTGGGTGCTTGTGGTCGCTACGGGCGAGGGTGTTCGCGACGCCCGCCGAGCCGGTTTGAAAGCCCGATTCCGGTGCGCTGGCGCTATAGCTGGCAGCGAGGGTGACGTTAGTGCTCAGTGCGCCCCCGCCGGTCAAGCCGTTACCGGCTATGACTTGACGAGTCGTAGGCACGTAACCTGAAACAGTCGCAGGGGTCGTAGTAGCGGCGGTCACGCGACCGGTGCTGTCAACAGTGACCACGGGAATATTAGTAGCATCGCCGTAAACACCAGGAGTTACGCCGGTGTCTGACAACAGCGTGCCGTTGACACCTTTCGGGGCAACGCTTAGAGTCACATTGCTAGACAATTGACCACCGCCCGTCATACCTGTACCGGCAATCACTTGGCGAGTCAGAGGCACACCGGCAACGCTCAGTAGGTCACCGACGCGGATCTGGTAGTTGTTACCCTGATACACGATCATCATCAAGCTGTTTTCGTCAGCCACAGGGGCAACGGGTAACTGCGTGATTCGCGTCGGTATTAGATTGCTTGGGACATCAGACATTTAAAACTCCAAGTAGCCATTACCATCTTCGGTAATGAAAAACTCATCACCGGCTTCTTGAATGACGCCCGCAGGATGAGTGTTAATCGGGGTGTCCGGACGATTGAACGGGAGGACGATTTGATCAGGACGACGCGGCGCAAGGCGGTAAGGGTCGTACTCATCGCGGTCTTCTTCGCAGACCATAAGACCTGGATAGTTCGGGTCAGGAGACAAATCAGAAAGCAACATCTTACGCGAGCAACGACCGCAAATGGCGATGCCATAAGTCGGTTGTCCGCTCGGGTCAAGAAAGACGCTCATTTAGTGTAGACCCCGATGCCAGGATTGATCTGAATAGGCGAGCCGTCATTGTCACCGTCCCACGCACGTTGCAAGCTCATAGCGGCTTTCTGGTCAAGCATAGGGATGAGTTGCGCGTCAACTTGCGGAGTCTCGGAAGCGACCTTAGCGGTCAGGTTGTCAACAATCGCATTCAACCAGCGCTGAGGCACTTCCACGTCTTGTTGAAGGTTCGCAGTGTCCATGATCTGACGATGACGCCAGAGGATCAGCTGAGCCTGCTCAGCAGCAATGAACGGCGCTGGCCAGAGGTAAACCACCGGCTCAGGCAGGTCACGCTGAAAATAGTAATTGCTAGGGCGACCAGGAAACACTTTGTTGCTCTGATTGACGTAGCTGTCGCGGTTCAGCTGCCCGAGGGGGATCTCTTGAGGCATATTGCCTAGGCTGATTACCGCATAGTTAAAAGTTGCCGTAGAGGTAATTCTGAAGTACTGATAGGGCAATGCACCAGAAATATCTGTCCACGTAATCTCGCCCGCGCTCGCGGTGTCTGTGTACGTCCCTACGGTAACCCAAACTGTCCCGTTCGTGCTCACTTGAAAAGTCAAGGGAGTTGACGCACCCGACCATTCAACACCGACCGTATCTACGACAGTCTGAGTGGTGAAGTTTACGGTATACGAGGTTGACGTAGCTACGGTAGCGCCGGTCACCGGCTGGAGCGTACGATAGTTCAGGTTGAGGACTTCTACCGTACCATTGGGCAGGGTGACAATCGGTTGATTCTGGTACATCGGTAGTACCATCTTCTCAATACACCAGCTAGGTGTTTTGATGCTCGCCAACTCTGACAAGAACAAATACAGAGACTCTAGAGCATAGGTCTGCATTTCGGCTGAGATAGCCTGAGCGGGCAGACGACAGCGCCTGAAGGCGTGGTCTACCACCTTCAGCGCGTTAAACGTCGTCGTGCTCACTGTGCCTGAATATGCCATACTAACCCCATTTTGTAGTCAGATGGCTGCTGTCCTAGCACGCCCGATATTGACAAATTATAATTCAACCTTGCTGAAAAGCAAAGGAAATTAGCAATTTTTACCTTTACCCTTGGACATAGCCATGCCGCCCTTGTTCATCATCATTTTTTCTCCAGGCAACTTAGGCGCGGTGTGCATGCGAGTTTCACCAGGATTCTTATTGCCGACAACACCCAAAGTGCCGCGATTTTTCAACATCTCGCGACCACCTTGATTCATAGCGCCGCCTTTAGCCATACCTTTGAGTTCGTTCTTGTCATAGCGCATTTCAGAACGAACACGAGACATCTCTTGACCCGCGTCACGCTGCTTAGCGGAAACGCGGTTCAACTCTTGGCGCTCATTGCGAATAGTGTCTTTGACACGAGCCTCACCACCTTTAGCATAGCCTTTAGCCATGCCGCCTGATGAGAAATTGAAATCTTTAACTTTTCCGACTGTCATGTTGATCCCCTTAGTTGCTGGTGTCGTAGGTTTTTAAGCACTCAAGCACGACTGTGTATGAATCACCAGCGCTTGAGTCCTGCGTGGTGAACAGGACGTCGCCCGTCTTACCTGTGCCCGCGTTGTTAGGAATTCCGCCAAAAGACGAGAAGTCCATCAAATAATTTGAATTCTGAGGGATCACCCAAGCAAACACATCAGTCGTAGCGTCCCACAGGATGCGGACTTGTAGACCGTGAGTGGTGGCGTAGATCTTGTTCAGCTTGACGCCGTTGCACGCGAGACCGAACGAATTAGGGTTCAGTGTTGAGACGTCAACTTTGATGACACCGGTTTCACCCGTGCCGTCTGAAAGGTTAGTGTATTTAGCGATGAACAAGCGCTCACCGTCAAGAATCGTTTGCGAAGCTACTGCGTCAGCCATATCTATCTCCTGAAGTTAAAAATGAAAGGGGCGCGAACCCCTCTCATTCAATTAAGCTGCAACAGCGCCGTTCAGGGCAACGATATCCCAACCAGCGGCGGTGTAAATCAACATAGCGCTATCACCGACGGCGGTGAAAGTGATGGTGCTGAAACCGATCTTGGTTGTAGGTGTCAATACAGCTGAACCGCCATCAACCACGTGGCTGATGATTTTGATTTGACCGAGAGTGCCGTTAGCCAGCGTCAAAGCCTGCGATGCACCGGTGGTTGTCAAACTGGTCAACATGTCAGTGACGTTAACTGCGCCAGCGCCGGAAAGAGCTTGGTTTGTAGCGAACACGTCGCCTGTGATGTTACCGGTTACATTACCGGTAATGTTACCAGTGACAGCACCGATGAAGCCGTTTGTGGACGTAACTGGTCCGGAGAAGGTAGTAGAAGCCATTTTAAAATTCCTCTCATGCGAGTAAAAGTGAAGTGCCTGTCTGCATGACGTCAGCTGGGACTGTCAGGCACTTCGGGGAAACCCAGAAAAAGAAGGGAGCCGAAGCCCCCCTCTTCCTTATACGCCAGCAGTACCGTACACGCCACGTGGGTCAGTCCAACCCACTGTGTAACGCTCAGTAGCCTTGTAGCGCATTGAGTCAGTCTCGAAGTCACCTTCCATAGACTTCTCCAAGCCACGACGCATCAACAACTTCAAGCCTTCTGGCGCGTCGGTCTGCACCCACCATGCGGTAGATGAAGTGATACGAGACAAGTTAGCTTGGCCATCAGCCAGCAAGCCCATGGACTTAACTGGGTTGATGTCGTTGTCGGCTGTGCCGGTGCGCAAGACGCTCTTCAAGAGGACTTCAGCTTGGAACACGTTGGAAGGACCGGAAACGATCTTCTTAGGTGTCAGACGGATACGCTTACCGTTGTTGTCAACGGCGTTGCGGATCTGAATCAGCATCTGCTCAAGGGAGGTCTGTGACAAGTTAGCGGGGGTGGTCAGCTGATTGCTGAACGTGCCGTTAACGATGGGGTGGGCAGTGTTAGTCAACGACACACCGTCACCACCAACATACGCGCCGTTGAAGGCACGATTCAAGATGTTAGCAGAGAGGGTTTCCTTCGTCTCGATCAAAGACTGCGCCAAGTGCTTGGCGTAGGTCTGACCGATACGGATGTGGTCGCCGTCTTCTACGAGGACTTTGGTCAAGCTGAATGCGAGACCGTAGACTTTGTAGAGGTAACGCTGCAAGAACAACACGCCACCAGACTGGTAAGAAACAGCCATACCGTCGGGCAGTTCAGGCGCTGCGCCAAAACCATAAAGAACGGGTTCTTCATGGTAGTTGCGAGGAATGCCTTTTTGCTCGCGGAAAACCATCTTCCACTCGTCAGCACGTTGGTCATAAACACCGTCAAACACTTCGTTGAGGATAGGCTCAACTACGGATCTAAAGTCCGTACTACGCATTGGGGTAGCCATAATTTAGCCCTCCTTAAACAGAATTCACAGCAGCTTTGTAGTGGTGTTCGTTGATTCGAACAGACACAACTACGTACGCGTCAGTGAGGGAGTCAGTGATTTCATATCCAAAGCCGGTGATCTGGAATTGACCAGAAGTGGCTTGAATGGCGGTCAGGTAAGTGTTTGACAAACCTGTTTGTGTTGAGCCACCAGGAGAGGCGACTGTCCAATCACACTCTTCGCCGACAGCTGTTTGCACAGTTGTACCAGCAGAAGGGTTGTTGTATTGAACATCAAACAGTGTTTCAGGGTCATCATACACCCAAGCTGTGATCTCAGTACCAGTCGTGCCAGAAGGCCAGAAAGGAGAGATTGAAGGCTTGCCGCTGGCGTCCAAATACTGAACACCTGCGAAGATGCCCAACAAAGAAACTCCATCGGTAGTGCCTGAACGAGTACCGTCAGACGTGCCGAGTTGAATAACGCCGTTGTCAGTCAACTTAACGGGGTCACCGCTAAAAATGTTGGCTGCGTAGGCGCTGGCGATAACGTAGGCTTTCGGGCGCATCTGACCACTGTTGTGGTAAGACGCACGAAAACCAAAGGGTGCGCTTATCGAAGACATAATTGCTCCTAATGGATTAAAAAGTTGCGTCAGGAAAGATCAAACTGAGCTTCCCGCTGTTGCCCTATTTCCATATTACCGTCTCCCATGGTCAAGCGCGACTTAGACGTACGAGCTTGCTGCTCGAGGAACTCTGCCGTGTCGGTGAGTTTCTCTTCTTCACGCAGGGGTGCATCGTGATGCGCCTCCTTCATGTATTTCTCATAAAGAGAAATAGGCAGCTTAAAAGCCAACATCTCATTCACCCCAATGAACCCCACCCAGTCACCCGTCTTAAGGGTTGCGTATTCCCAGCCAGGAACGTCTTCTGGCTTCAAAGGCTCGTAGCCTAAGCGGATCCGCATCTGGATCGAATCACGAGGGTTAGTCGTGGTCAGCCAGCAACAATGCCAGCCGGAGAGTTTCGGTAAGTCCGGTAAAGAGGACTGAAAAAACTGCTGACGGAACATTTCAACCCGCTCATCTTCGGTCACCTCGCGGTTTTGTGTTACTGCGCGATCTAACATCGCACGATTCTCACGACCTTCTCCTGCGGATTTCTTCAAGCGTTCGTCTGTCATAATACTCGCTCCTTTCAGCGATTGAAACCAATTATAGGGTTTGAAAATTAAAAAGCCAAATCATTCAAGCGTTTCACGCTTTGTTAGTACGGTCGTACTCGGCGTAGCGCTTGACGTATTTCATGCGCAACACTGGATCATCCCACACGCCAGCCTCAATCAATGCTTGCTTGCGCTCGGGACTGACGTAAATTTCTTTACGCGTAGAAGCCGGTGCGTGCTCACGTCCGGAACCCACTGCGGGACCACCGCGAGGAGTGCGTTCCTCCCTAGAGTCGCGGCGTTCATTCTTGAACTTTTCAGGCAATCGGCGAGCAGCACGCTTGCGCAATTCATCCCAGTATTCCTCTGACTGTGGATTGTAACCGTCCTTAGCCAATGATTGGTCAATAGCGATGACAATTGCGGAGTCTTCATCGCGACCCTGTGAGTCGTACCATGGATTCTCTTTGATGAACTCGTTAGCGTAATGCATGGTCATGTCATCAAGCTGCTGACCCTGTGGCTGGGGGCGCTGTTGGGCGGCTTGTTGCTTGGCGTACTGGAGCTGCTGCACTTTCTGCATAGCTTGATCGCGGTACTTGAGCGCCTGAGCTACGTCTTTGCCGTTGCCCGCCTCCACCGCCTTAGCGATGACGCGCTCCGCCATCTCGGCTTCCTTCGCCGCGCTAGCAATGTGTGCGTCGTACGTGCCGAGGTCTACTTGATGCGCTCGGTGCTCTTGAAGAGATACGCGGCGCTCAAGGTCATCATTTCGTTTACGCAGGAAGTCCAGCTCGAGTTTGTCGCGCTTGATGGCTTGATCGCGGCGGTCTTTACGCTCGAGCTTTTCAAGGCGGCGTCGCTCACGTATCGCCTCTCGCTCGTCGTCATTGCCGTCTTCGGCTGCTGAGGACGCGGTTCGTTCATCACCGCTGTCATCTGAATCATCTTCCTGATCTTCCTGTCTGTCGGTTAGTTTTGACTCGTCTTCGACGATGATGATTTCTTCACCACCGCGTTCGTCGTCTTCTTTCATCACATTAGCCATAAATCATCTCCTTTCAGATGAATGCTCGGATTGCCAACGGGTCGCCAGTTACCTGCCCGATGATGTCCAAGTCGTTAAAAATCACAAACATAGCAGATCCGTCAGTGCCAGGAATCTTGACTTCCCAGCGGTCACCGCCGTACTTAGCCACGCGAACGTATTCACCGGCTTTGCACCACTCACCCTCTGGCCACGTCTTCATGTCATTGCGGTTCTTGAAAGCCAGCGGACCCAAGGCAACCACTTTGCCAATCTGAGTGTTCCACTTCTCGGTATCATTAGTACCCGCGATGTCAATAATAATGCCACCAGCTGATTTCTTTTTCGGTGTGCGAATCTGAATCAGAACACGGCTTCCGAAAGGCTGAATTCCAGCATCTACTGCTGGGAAAGCCTCCGCCATTGCGTCCTCATAGGTCATTGTCAAGGTTTTTCTCCTGGTCTAGAAGGTTTAAAAGTACGTCGATTGCTGCCTCATAACCAGCAACCATTCCCACGCGATACCCGTACTCAAAAGTATCGCGAGTCTGGGGTCGTCTCAAAGCGGTAACAGCGAATGACTGCTGTTCTGCTTTCAGACGATTCAGAAGTTGAGACTCAATGTTCATGCAGGAGTCTTAGGTGTAGAAGGCGCAGCGGGCAGGGTCTGACCGTTCAGCTTCTCACCCGCCGCTAGGCGGTGTTTCTGTTTCACAAATGCGCCAGTCATAGGGACTGTGCCAGGAGTAGGTTTATCGCTCATGATGTTTTCCTCAAGGGTTAGGGTTAATACCAGTTCCGGTGCTCACTGCGACCTTCTCGCCCGTGGCCATTTCGGCAGCGGCAAGCAGTTTCGCGGTGTCGTTGTCAGCCGTGTTCATGCGCTCGCGGGTCTCAAGATCAGCGGCGGTGCGTTCGTTTTCGGCTTGTTGTCTCATCTGCTCGGTCTGCATGCGCTCAGACTCGGCTTGTTGATCAGCAGCCAACTTAGCCGCTTCAAGCTGCTGCTGTGTCTGCATCTTCTGCTGCTCGATTTGCAACTTAGCTTGGTCAATCTGCATACGCTGCTCCAGCGCCTTGCCTTGGACTTGCGCGTTGAGCTGGGCGACCTCCATGCTCTTGTCAGGCGGCATGGGTGGCTGGGGTTTGAACTGCTGAGCGGCTTGATCAATCTGCGCCAGCTCTTGACCGAAGCTACCGAGCTGTGCCTCGATGAATTTCTGCACTTCTAAGATGACTTTGACCTGATCTTCGGCTTCTTCCGGAATCAACTCCTCACGCTGCGCCTTGTCAACGGCGTTGTGCGCTTCGACTAGGTAGTAATTGAGCAGGTGATCACGCAAATGCGTCGCCATCGGGTACAAATAGGTCTTCGCAATAGCGGGATTTGACCCGAACAGCGGCGACTTCAAGAACGGGATGTGGGTCATGAAGTGCGCCATGTGATCTTGCGACGGGAGCACGTAAATTGGGCGTCCCATAGCGGCTGCGACGTTCTCGCTCACCGGATCCATGTCCTCGCTTCCTGGCAACGGCTGCAGCACCTCATTCGCAGGCACTTTCATGTTGCGGAGGAACATTTCCTCAACTTTGCGTGCGTCATACATCTGCGGCATGGCTTGTGCACGCTGCATGATTGCCTGAGTTTGCGCAAAACGCTGGGTTTCGCTGAAAATTGCGGGGTCGCTGACAGGAATGATGTCCATCGGACCGTCAAAGTCAGACGGATCAATCTCAAGACCGGCAGATTGTGCCTCAATGTCCTCAGTCGTCAAGTATGCGCTGTTAATGCGGTGCAAAATCTTGAAGCAACGCGCCATCGAGCCATGCAAACGGCTGTGAATTGACGAAAACACCACCATGCCCTGCTCAATGAGCGCCATGGTTGTGCCTACAGGCTGGTTAGGGTTCTGGTCAGATAGCTTCTCAAAGGACGTTTGCACCACACCCTTGCCTGCGTCTACGAGGAAACCCAAAAGCGAGAACAAAGTTGGGCTGGGACCGTTAAACGGCAGTGGCATTGCCAACTTGCGCACGTCATCGATGAGCGCCCCACCCTCCATCTCAACCACTTCTGTCGGTTGGACGTTCAGCGTCTGGCCTCCTGGTCCCCCTTTGAGCTTCAACAGCGTGGGCACGTTCTGAATGTGAGCCGAGTCAAGCAGGGCGCGGAGTGCGCCGGTGGCTGCGCCGCTCAAGCCGCCAATCATGTGCGTCAGACCGATGGGGTACGCGCCACGCCAAGGCACAAACGGGAACTCCACAATCCAATCTAGCTCAAGCTGGCGCGGGTCATCAGGCTCCCAGTTACGGTACAGCCCCAAGCCGAGGTTAGTCGTCTTGTCAATGCTCAGAATATAAGGCTCCGGACCATCCCCGAAGTCAAGGTACGTGTAAACTTCAAAGATCGTACGTAAGCCATCTTCGTTGTAGCTCAGGTCTTTGCGTCCCTCAATCTTGTCGTTAGCCTGAGTGGACTTGCTGAACTCGGGATCTTCCGGCATACCCAAGTCAACGTCAATGTACATGCCAGACTTGACGCGGCGCTGGTACTCAAACTTCGTGATGTACTGCACGTGCGTCTTACGCTCGGCGGTGTAGAAGTTGGTCGCCGCAAACGGCAGGTAGATGTCATCAATAGCGATGAACTCAGCACAGGGGCGGCG